ACAGACCCAAGATTCGCAGCGTGCCAATCAACCTGCCTACGACCAAAAAGCCGTAGCGTGGAGAGACAAAAACACGTGGTTCGGCGCAGACGAGGAAATGACTGCGCTTGCGCTGGGTGTGCATGAAAAGTTATTCCGGTCAGGCGTCGACCCAACAAGCGACGATTACTACCGACGAATCGACGAGACGATGAGAAAACGCTTCCCCGATTATTTCGGTGAGGAGACGCAAACCCCGGAGTCGGAGCCAGAAAAGCCCGCCCGCAAAGTCAGCACTGTAGTTGCTCCGGCAACACGGTCTACAAGTTCTTCTAGGCAAGTCCGTATCACAGCTTCTGAAGCTGCAATCGCTAAAAGATTAGGATTAACCCCTGAAGCTTACGCCCGTGAAAAACTTAAATTGGAGAATACAAATGGCTGAGAATCGTCAAAATCGTGAGTTAGAAAATCGGAACGCGGCTACTCGTACAGAGAGCTGGGCACCGCCACAATTACTGCCTGAGCCGAATCCCGTACCGGGCTGGAAGTTCAAGTATATCCGGATTAGTTATATGGGTGCTAATGATCCTACTAACGTATCCGCAAGGTTTAGGGAAGGTTGGGAACCTGTAAAGGCTTCTGATGTTCCAGAGATTATGCACTTGGCAGACGAGAATCCAAACAGTCGATTTAAAGATTGCGTTGAAATTGGTGGTTTGCTTTTGTGCAAGATGCCTGAAGAGCGAGTGAAACAGCGTCGTGCTTACTACGACAATATGAACAAAGCTCAGATGGATGGTGTAGACAATAGTTTCCTGCGGGAAAGAGATGGTAGATCGAACATGGATATGTTCACTGATAAAAAATCTACGGTCTCCTTTGGACGTGGGAAGTAATTTTTAATTTTTTAGGAGACTTCAATGGCATATCCGATTGTTTCGGCCCCATACGGGCTAAAACCGGTTAACCTGTTGGGCGGTCGCGTGTACTCTGGTTCGACCCGGATGTTCCCGATTGTCAACGGTTATAGCACCAGCTTGTTCAACGGTGACGTTGTTCAGATTGGTACCGGTGGTAACATTGGTAACTTAGTTGCTTCTGGCTTTAGCTATAACGATAGTTCGGCTATTGCTGGTACGATTGGTATTTTCGTTGGTTGTGAATACAGCACGACCGGCGGCCCAATCTATGGCAAGAACCGTTATCAATTTTGGCAAGCGAGCACGACTGCTCCCGACGCGCAAGGCTACGTGGTTGATGACCCACAAGCTCTGTTCCGTTGCGTAGTCCTCTCTGGCGGTGCAACTCAAGGCACGACTATCCAATACGTAAACAATGCGTACATTGGATCGAACGCCTATTACATCCCCGGCGCTGGCTCGACTTCGACTGGCGACTCGACTGCTGGTGTCGCTATTAGCGCCTCTGCTACTAGCACTTCTAGCATCACTCCGTTGACGAGTTCGGCTCCTTTCCGTATCGTTCAGGTTGTTCCTGATACGGCGGTTACGGTTGCCCAATCGGCTACTTCCAGTAGCACCACCATCACCCTGTCGGCTGCTAACGCTGCCATTCTTCCGGGTATGGCTGTCAACGGCCCCGGCATCACCGTCGGTAGCAACACTTATGTAACCACTGTAAACGGAACCACGGTCACGATCAACAAGGCAGTGTCAACTGCTCAAGGTTCGGCTGTGAACTTCAGCTTTACTGGTTATCCAGAAGTCATCGTTGGCTGGAACGCTGGATATCACAGCTACCAGAACGCGACTGGCGTGTAATAGGGAGTAAATAAACATGGCAATTTCACGCGCACAACTACTGAAGGAATTACTCCCGGGATTGAACGCTTTGTTCGGTCTGGAGTACGCCTCTTATGGCGAAGAGCATAAAGAATTATTTGAAGTGGAAACTTCAGAGCGTTCTTTTGAAGAAGAGACCAAGCTGTCGGGCTTTAACGCGGCTCCGGTGAAAAACGAAGGTCAAGCGATTGCGTACGATAACGCGCAAGAAGCATGGACTGCTCGTTACAACCACGAGACCATCGCGTTGGGCTTTTCGATCACTGAAGAAGCGATTGAAGACAACTTGTACGACTCGCTTTCCAAGCGTTATACGAAGGCTTTGGCCCGCGCTATGGCGTATACGAAGCAAGTCAAAGCTGCTGCTATCATCAACAACGGCTTTAACAGCCAGTATGTTGGCGGTGACGGACAACCCTTGTTCTCGACTGTCCACCCGTTAGTTTCTGGCGGTACGAACAGCAACACGTTCTCGACCTCACCTGACCTCAACGAAACCTCGCTGGAAGCGGCGACGATTCAGATTGCTGGCTGGACGGACGAGCGTGGGCTGTTGATCGCTGCGAAACCTCGTAAGCTTGTTGTCCCACCAAACCAAATGTTCGTTGCCAAGCGTCTGCTTGACACTGAGCTGCGTGTTGGCACCTCGGACAACGACATCAACGCTCTGAAGGCTATGGGAACGATTTCGGAAGGGTTCAAAGTGAACCACTTCTTGACTGACACCCACGGCTATTACATCCTGACGGACGTGCCAAACGGCCTGAAGATGTTCGAGCGTACTCCGTTGCAAAACTCAATGGATGGTGATTTCGATACCGGCAACGTACGGTATAAGAGCCGCGAGCGTTACAGCTTCGGCTGGTCTGATCCACTGGGCGCGTTCGGCGTAGCCTAAAATCAGGCACTTACGAAGGGGGATGGGGTAAAACTCATCCCCCTTTTCTTTTGTGTTGAACTAGTGTACATTACCTGTTACTAAGTTTCAGGAGGGTATATGGACATTTCAACTTTGCCAAGAACGCGAGAAGAAGCTAGACGAACTAATGCTAAGTATTATTTTACGGGGGAACCCTGTAAACACGGGCATATTGCGCCGCGAAAAACAAAAGGCGTTTGTCTTGAGTGCTTAAAGACGCACTGGAAAGAATCTGCCGCTAAACGAGAAGACTATTTTGCTGACTATAACCGTAAGCGTCATGTACGGGAAAAGAAGCATGAATGGTATTTAAAAAATAAAGATAAAGTTATTGAGGCGGCTAATATTCGCCCTGCCGAAATTAAACGAATTTACCGTAATACATGGAAAGAAAATAACCTTGTAAAAATACGGGCTGACGCAAAAGCTCGTAGACGTAAGCATAGACAGGCTACTCCGGGCTGGTTAACCCGAGCGGAACGAACCGAAATACGGCAGATTTATCAAATTGCTATTACCCTTAGCAAAAGCACGAATACGCAGTATGTAGTCGACCATATCATTCCTCTGCGGTCGGAGGAAGTCTGCGGCTTGCATGTCCCTTGGAACCTACGGGTCATCACTAGGGAGGAGAATTTAATTAAATCGAATAAAATTTTGTAAGAGGGCTTTACAGCCCCCCATTTCTTGTGTATAAAGGGTTTAACTAGGGTCAAAGCCGTACCAACCATTCCTAGATGGACGTTGCACAGATGGTATGGCTACTTGTGCATAAAGGAGTAAATAATGAGCATTCAAACATTTTTAGGCCCGATTTTGTCGGGCACTCAAAAAAATACCAATCCAATAGCGGTTACGTCTGCTACCCCAAGCGCGAGCTTTTTGTCTGTTACCGGAACGGGTCAAAGCTACCGTAACACTGGCGTGGGCGATGCGCTCCAATTTTTTACGGTTCCACAATCGACTTTAACCAGTATTGCTGCGGCTTCGTTCCCCAGCACTTTCATTCCCTACTACACCGTCAACGGCGTGAACTATCCGATCTGTATCCCAGCGGGTTCATACATTGACAACGTTGACTTGAACATCACTACGGCTCCTACCTTCAGCGGTAGCCCAACCAGCTTGGCGGTTAACGTCCAGTTAGTCGGTGCCCCCGGATCCACCTACGCTTCGGCTCAGACGATTGCTACGGCGACCTTGACTGCGGCTTCGTTGCCCGGCATTGGAACCTACGCGATGGCGAACTCTGGTTCGACCGCTTCGGCTACGGCTCCTTTGGTCGCTACTTCGAGCGCGACTCCGTTGGCAATGTTGTTGAATACCGGCCCGACTGACTCTATTGTCCAATTGAGCTTGGCGTTTACTGGCGGTACGACTCCTGCAATTACTGCTGGTGCGTTCGGTCTTGCGATCAGCTATGTTGTACGTAGCCCAGACGGTTCGTGGTATCCGGTTAGCCCGCCGAATCCATTAGTGACCCCATCTCCGGCGACTTACTAATAGGGAGTAGTACATGACTACTCAAACAGATGTTAAATCCGTACAAGCTAATAGCAGCGGATTATTGGGCATCGGTGGCGCGAATCCTACTCTTGGGGTTCGCGTCAAGGGTATTTACTGGAACGGTACTACGGCAGGTACACTGACGTTTGATGATGGTAGCTCAACTGGCACAGCTAGAATTACTCTGTCTGTTCCAAACGGCACTGCATACTTACTTCTCCCCGGGGAAGGTGTGCGATTCACCAACGATGTGTACCTGACTTTTACCACTGCGGTAGGTTACGCGACTGTATTTTACGGTTAAGGCGGAATTATCATGGTTGATAAACATGATGTGATTAAAAACGGGCTAGATGTAGTGTCAGGTGTACTTGCTTTTAGCGCGGCAGCTAATGTATTTGATCCAATTTTGACCTTTTTTGCCAGTATTCTGTCGATTATATGGCTCTCATTACGCATTTGGGATCATAAGTCGATCAGAAAACTGACTGGGAGAGTCGGATGACTGATACTAGATGGATTAGTAAAGCAATTAAGCACCCCGGTGCATTGCATAAACAGTTAAAAGTGCCCGCTGGACAAAAAATTCCAGCTAAAAAGCTTGCTTCAGCGGCTAAAAAGCCGGGAAAAGTCGGTCAAAGGGCGCGTTTAGCACAAACTTTAGGCAAAATGAGTCATGCCAAGCGTAAGTAAGCGTCAACACCGCTTAATGGAAGCCGTAGCCCACAATCCGGGCTTCGCTAAAAAGGTTGGTATACCTCAAAAAGTTGGAAAGCATTTTCACGAGGCAGATATGAAAGGCAAAAAGCGGTTTAGCGAAGGTGGATCGGCTAATGAAACCGATAATGAGCGAGAAATGAAGGCTGAATTAGCTGCGGCTAGGATAGCTCACAAGACTCCCCCTCCTCCCCCTCCTAAGCCAGACCCAAATAATCCTACTGGTCACAAAGGCATGATCCCTTATAAGAAAGGTGGAAAAGTTATGAAAGAATCGAAAGCGATGGCGCAAGCCGAAATGAAAGCCCTGAAGCGCGGTCATGCGCCTAAGAGCGTTATGAAACACGAAAAGAAGGAGCATAAAGAGATGGGCTACAAGAAAGGT